TTCTTCTGTTACTGCTAAACCATATACTGGTTCAAATGATAATATTTACGTTCTATCATCTGATAACTCACAATCTGGTGCTAGATATTGGATCCCTAGATCAACCATAACTCAAGGTGGACTTACATCTCCTGGTGCAATAACTATTAGAGATGAAGGAGCTATAGTTGGTTCTGCTTTAAGTATTTCTGATATTAATATAGTTGGTGCTGCTATTACAGCATTTTTAAGAGAAGGTGGTGATGGAGAAACTCAAGTAGATATTGAAGTATCCGCAACTGCAGGTCTTCAAGGTGTTCAAGGTCCCAAGGGTCCTCAAGGTATTCAAGGAATTCAGGGATCAGACGCAGAAGCACAGGGTGCTGATGGTGCTCAAGGTTCAACAGGAGGTCCAGGAGTTAAAGGAGACCAAGGTATTCAAGGTATCCAAGGGATAAGTGGTGATGCAGGATCTGCTGGAAACCAGGGTATTCAAGGTATTCAAGGTATTACTGGAGACCAAGGTATTCAAGGTATTCAAGGATTAAGTGGTGATGCAGGATCTGATGGAGACCAAGGTATTCAAGGCATTCAAGGGGATGTAGGTACTCAAGGTGTTCAAGGAGAACAAGGTATCCAAGGAGAACAAGGTATCCAAGGAGACAAAGCACAACAAAAAGGTGATCAAGGTATCCAAGGTATCCAAGGTATCCAAGGAATAGGATCAGATGGAGACCAAGGTATTCAAGGTATCCAAGGTATACAAGGAGAACAAGGTATCCAAGGAGACAAAGCACAACAAAAAGGTGATCAAGGTGCAACAGGAGCTCAAGGTATCCAAGGAGAACAAGGTATCCAAGGAGACAAAGCACAACAAAAAGGTGATCAAGGTATTCAAGGCATTACCGGAACCCAAGGTGCAACAGGCATTCAAGGGGATGTAGGTACTCAAGGCATTCAAGGTGACACTGGTGCTCAAGGTATCCAAGGAGAACAAGGTATCCAAGGAGACACAGCACAACAAAAAGGTGATCAAGGTGCAACAGGAGCTCAAGGTATCCAAGGAGACAAAGGTGATGTAGGTACTCAAGGCATTAAAGGTGACACTGGTGCTCAAGGTATCCAAGGAGAACAAGGTATCCAAGGAGACAAAGCACAACAAAAAGGTGATCAAGGTATCCAAGGCATTACTGGAACCCAAGGTGCAACAGGCATTCAAGGGGATCTAGGTACTCAAGGTGTTCAAGGGGATGTAGGTACTCAAGGTATCCAAGGAGAACAAGGTATCCAAGGAGACAAAGCACAACAAAAAGGTGATCAAGGTGCAACAGGCATTCAAGGGGATGTAGGTACTCAAGGCATTAAAGGTGACACTGGTGCTCAAGGTATCCAAGGAGAACAAGGTATCCAAGGAGACAGCGCAGAACAAAAAGGTGATCAAGGTGCAACAGGAGCTCAAGGTATCCAAGGAGACAAAGGTGATGTAGGTACTCAAGGCATTCAAGGGGATGTAGGTATCCAAGGAGACAAAGCACAACAAAAAGGTGATCAAGGTGCAACAGGAGCTCAAGGTATCCAAGGAGACAAAGGTGATGAAGGACCATTAGTTGGATCAAATAAGCAAGTTGTTTTTAATGATAATGGTGTTGCTCAAGGAGTTGCGGAATTTACATTTGATAGATCTACATCTACATTAGAAGTATTAGGAGATGTGGTTACGTCTTCTGATGTAACTCTAAAAGAAAATATACACACTATTACTAATGCAATGCAAAAAGTTGCAAGTATACAGGGTGTGACATTTGATTGGAAATATACAAATAATTCTTCCGTTGGTGTTATCGCACAAGAAGTTGAAGAAACTCTTCAAGAGTTAGTGAGTGTAAGTAATAAAGGAACTAAAACTGTTAATTATAGTGGATTAACTGCAGTTCTACTTAATGCAGTCAAGGAACTTGACGTAAGAGTAAGTAAAATCGAAAGTCAAATAAATAACTAAAAAGTCTTAATTATGGCAGCAACTCCTACAGTAAATATTGTAATTCCACAAGGCACAGACTTTAGTGAAATTTTTACCTCTACTGAAAGTGATGGAACTGCTACTAATTTATCTGGATTTAGTGCTCGTTCAAAAATGAAAAAGCATCCAGGTGCTGCAGTAGGAACTGCAATTTCTTTTACGGTTGGTATTACTTCATCTACTGGACAGATTGAATTATCTTTGACTGACACAGAAACTGCAGCAATTGCAGAAGGTAGATACTACTTTGACGTATTGTTAATTTCACCAGAACCAAGTAGCACTATAACTAGAATGCTTGAAGGTCAAGTTTTAGTAACACCAGGTATCTCATAGTAACTTATGGCAAACATAACAAGGACAACAGGTGGAACTCAACTAAAGGTTAGAAATGTAAGACAACCATCATCAATTAGAGAGATGGGTGATGTTGAATTTGGTACACTTGATAGTGATAAAGATAATTTTGTCGTATCTTATGATTTAAATACCAATAGGTTTATAGTTGTATCTGCAGATGATGTATTAACTTTTTCTGTACTTGATTTAGATGTTCCTGATGATTTTGTCAGAGCTTTAGAACCAAAATTATTCTTAGATGAATTAATTCTTCCAGAAATAGATGGTGGTACATTCTAATGCCATTAAGAGTCAGAGAGTGTGATGACGCAGATTTCGATAATTTAGGTTCTAAAGACAAATTTATCTGGAAATATAATGCAACAACAGATAAATTTGATATGATAAATGCAGATAATTTGTTATTACAAAAAATTCAAGACACTGCAATTTTTGATCAGCAATTTGTGGATACAGTTTCTTCAGAATTAATTCAAGATAACATCCCAAAACCTAAATTTGATGGCGGAGAATTTTAGTAAATAAATAAGATATATAAGGATAATTAGAGGACTATAAGTGGCTTCTCAACCAACACTATTCAGATTCAAAAGAGGTGCTTTTGCTAATCTTCCTGGTCTTCAAGGTGGTGAGCCTGGGTTTACAACAGATAAGTATGACTTTTATATTGGTCTAACTTCAGAAACTTCAACAAATAAATTTTTTGGATCCTCTCGTTATTGGGAAAGAGAAGATGGAACTTCTTCGTTATACTTTAAGTTAGTTGATAAAGACGGATCAAATAGTATAAATTTAAAATCTCCAGACACTCTTTCTGGAATCGTTACATATACACTCCCAGGAACTCAAGGATCTTCATCTTCATTATTAATTAATGATGGCAGTGGTGGATTAACTTGGGGAACTGATTTAGATAAGATTTCAGTTTCTGGAATTGCTACATTTTTACAATCTAGTACATTAAACGTATTTTCAAGTTCAGTATCTATTGCTTCTACTGTAGGTTTTTCCAGTAGTGTATATTTTGGAGATGATGATAGAATAATATTTGATAATGGTCAATTAAGTTTATATTCTTCATCAGATCTTCCAACTATTTCAATGAATGGTGGAAGTAATGGTGGTTTTATTTTACTTAATGGTGATAGTTTAAGTATTAAAAATGGATCACATTTTGCTACAGATGTAGCAATATTTAATGCGGATACTAGTGTAGAACTTTATTATGCTTCATCAAAGAAATTTGAAACTACCGAAGATGGTATTGCTGTAGATGGTTCTACAACTTCCAATTCATTTATAGGACCATTAACTGGTAATGTAACTGGTAATGTAACTGGAAATCTTACCGGACATGCAGACAGTGCAGGAATATCTACTTTTACTGCAGAATGGATTCTTGGTGCTGATGGATCTGATAATTATACATTTACTGGTCCAGGATTGACTGGGGCAGAAAATGATCCAACAATCTATGTACATAGAGGAGAAAAATATAAGTTCACTAACAATATGGGTGCTCACCCATTTCAAATACAACGTGAATTTCAAAATACTAGTGGAACAGCATATAATGATGGTATAACAAATAATGGAGTTTCTAATGGAACTTTAGAATGGGATGTTCAATTTGATAGTCCAGATGTTCTTTATTATCAATGCACATCTCACCAGAACATGTCTGGAAAAATTGAAGTTGTTACTGCAGGAATAGGAACAGAAGGTAGTGTTAATACAACTGGTATTATTACAGCATCGGCATATTATGGAGATGGTTCCAATTTATCTGGTATTGATATTGATGCAGGACAATCGGCATTAGGTGATCCTGATGATGGAGCACATAGTGGAGTTCTTGGAATTACAAGTTCAACTAAAATCGTAAATGCAATTGATGATTTAAATGAATTAACTCTCAATTTATTAAAAAATACTGCAGTTGCTAATGTAGATTTCACATCAGATTCCGTTGCCGGTGGATCACCATTATCAATTACTTTAACTACTAGTGCTGATGGTAATCCAAATAGATATACTATCAATTGGGGTGATGGAAATACTGATACTGATAGCACAGATTCAACTCCAAGTCACACATATAGTGACTCTAATGGGGGTCAGTTCTCAATCACATTAACAGCAAGGAATAATTCAGGTGTAGGTGCAGGAAGTTCTTCCACCAAAACTAGAACAAACTATATTACTTTATATACTCCAGATCCAGTTGTATCTTTTGAACTTTATAGAAATAGTTCTGGGGGAAGTGCTATTTCTGGTAACGACTTATATGTTGTTGAAGGTAATTCATTATACTTAGATAATAATACTACAAACACTTCAGGTGCTACTGTTGATTATACAATTAATTGGGGGGATGGTTCATCTAATGACTCCATTGCAAGTGATAGTGCAGATGGTGGTGTCTCTGGGTCAAGACTTCAACATACCTGGGCTAATGGCACAAATAGTGGAATTGGAAGAGATACGTTAACTTTAACTCTTAATAATCATAATACTGCAGATCCATCTGCTATTCCTACTTCAGGAACTGTTACTTTAAAGGTATATGATGATGCTCCAACAGCACCTGATGGATTAAGTTCAAAAACATTATCTAATGTTTCTAGCACTGGAACTTCACCAAAACTTGCACATGGATTTAGTGATAATGTGAGTGGTGGAACTTCTCTAAATGCTGGAGATTCAGTTACCAGGGTAACTGGTGGAACTGCAGTTGCGGGTCCAATTACTACTTTTGCATATAGTGGAGATTCTGGTACACTTACTGCAAAAGTGAATAATTCTGGTGACGGAACAAAAAGTTTATCAAGTGGAGATGATTCGGGAACTTATACAAGTTTAATTATAGACTCTGAAAGTGATTATCAGTTATTGAATTCTGGAGGTTCTACGACTTCTTTTGCTAGTAGCATTTATTATCCAGGTCTTTATAAAGGATTTAAAGCAAGAGTATCTAAATCAGTATCATCACTTTCTACAGGTGCATGTAGTATGCAATTAACACATAGTGAAACTGGTGATACAAACATAGTAAATTTTGTAAAAGACAATTTAACTTCTTCACCAACAGTTAATGTTGGAAGTGCGACACTTTCTCAAAATGTTGCTGGTACGTTTAGATATATTTCTGGAATACCTTACTATAATTCTGGATCACCAAGTCTTACACTTTCTGGTGTTACTATTGATAATCTAGTTGGTCAATGCTATACAAATCAATCTAATATTGTTGAAGTTGATGATGGAACAAATCAAGAAAGTACTTCAAGTAATGCGATAACTAACACAGATTATACATATGCAAATATTGATGGTTCCACTACGATGCTATCGAGTGGAATACCAAAAGCAAATACCGGAACATCTAGTGCATATTCAATTGGAGCATTAACAGTTCCCATTACATCATCAAGTGTGAGAACTATCAGTAGAGTAAAAGTTCGTTCAAGAAATGTAAACGGAACAAGTTCTTATAGTAGTGATATTTCTACTAATATTCAAGTTCATAAATCTGCTCAAAGTGGGATTAGTGAAATTGCAATTGCTGTTTCAGATTCACTTGGAAGCACTTATGATGATGATGGTGTTAGAATATTTGATTTTAGTTCTAGTACAACTAATAACCCATCTTATAATAACTCAACAAACTTCTACACTAATAGCACTTACAGTGAATCTTCGGATCCTGGAGTTTCTGGAACAAAAGAAGCAACAGTTAGATTGGGTGTGATTAAGTATGATGTCACCGATTACTCTACAGGATACCTACCTGTTGGACCCGATCGTAGTGGTGATACTGGAACTCAATATTTTACATTTGCATTTAGAAGAGTTGCTGTTGCAGGATTTGATATAAACATTACATCATCTGGAATTGCAGGTCTCTGGATTGCTGCCCCTGGAACTAGTATAGATAGTAGTAGTACTCTAAATGGTTGGTTGAGAACAGATCAAGCATATGACGGAAGTGGTGTGCCTGGTGCTGATACTGGAAATGGAGGTAACGGTAGTAATGGATGTGCAGCAACTTCCGGTGACGTCATTGCTTCATCAACATCATTAAGTGGAAGTTTTACTATGACCCTTGGAACAGAAAATATGAGTAATGCAACAGGCAATGTCGTTTTAGTGAGAATTGCATTAACATCTGGTCAATCAGTAACGAGCCTTAGCATAAGTTAGGAGTCATAGTAGGAAATGGCAATTTCAAACGATCAAAAAATTGATTTTCTTTGGAAAAAGGTTGGGTATGGTGCCGCTAAGAGAGATATTAATTCAGTCTTAAATGCGACTCAAGAAGGTGTAGCAAGTCCGTTACTTATCAGAGGTGATAAATTACTATCTCAGGCAGATCAAATTCCCTCTTCAATGCCTGCGAGTAGTGAAGGAGTTGTTACTGTTTATCCAACAACTAATCCTATTGAGGTTTCATCTTTTGATACTAGTGCTAGAGATAATCGTGCATGGAATACGGGTGTTACTGATTGGATTCCTCCAGAATTTGGTTCAACTTATTCTGTAAAAGTTTATATTCATACCAGTGGTGATGCAAGTAATGCTGCTGCTAATGGAACTAGAGTATTTGCTGCTGGTTCTGGTAATGATGATGAATATTTCTTTGATTATCAAGCAGGACTTCTTAATTTTATTGGAACTAATTTACCTAACGGAGTTAGTTTTTCTGGAAAAAGTGTTTACATTAGTGGTGCATATTATTCTGGTTCTAGAAGTGTTGTTAGTTCCGGAACTGCAGTATCATTTTCTAGTTTAAATGTAACAGGAATTACTACAACAGCAACACTTAAAATTGGAACTGGAATAACAGCAACCTCTGGTGTTTTAACCGCAACAATTTTAGCAACTGGTGATGTAGGTGTTGGTGTTAGAATTTCTTCAGACACAATTAGTGGACCTGCAAATCTTGTTATAGATCCTGCTGCTGTTGGTGATAACACAGGATCATTAAGAATTAAAGGTGATTTATATGTAGATGGAACTCAGTTTATTGTTAACTCAGAAACAGTAACTTTAGCAGATTTTGTTGTTGGTATTGCATCAACTGCAACAACAGATTCTTTAGCAGATGGTGCCGGTATTCAGATTGGTCCTGACAATACATTAAAATATGACCATACTAATACTGCATTAAAATCTAGTGAAAACTTTAATATTGCAAGTAGTAAAACATATAAAATTGATGGAACAGATGTTTTATCAAATACTACACTCGGATCTGGAGTAACAAATTCTTCACTCACCAGTGTTGGTACATTAGAATCATTAAATGTTGGTACTGCTATTACAGCATCTGGTGGTATAGTAACTGCAACTAGTTTTGTTGGTGATGGATCAAATATTACTGGTATCGCATTAACTCAATTAAGTGACCTAAATGCTTCAAATATAGGTGTTGCTGCTACGGATTATCTTCTCATATATGATCCAGCATCTTCAGGATTTAAGTTCGTTAATCCTAAAACGTACTTTGGTATTAATGCAGATGCTAATCCAGACCCACTTGTTGAGGATTATGGTACTTTCTAAATTATAAATATTTGTAGCAAAATATATAGGGATAGATATGCCTGCCCCAGTTCTTCAGTTTAAACGAGGTGTGGTTGCGGATCTTCCAGGACTTAGAGCTGGAGAACCGGGATTTGCAACTGATAGTTATGATTTATATGTTGGATTGACTAGTACAACTTCTACTAATAAAATTGTTGGTTCTGGGAGATTTTGGACCAACAATACGGCATCCACCGGTAGTGGTGTTAATTTAGTCGAAGGAACTGATAATGGTGAGCAGTTTTTAACACTTAAATCACCAGATACATTAAGTGGAATTTCTACTTATGTAATGCCTGCATCTGGTTCAGCAAATCAGATACTAACTGTTAGTAGTGTATCTAATGGTGTTCATACTCTTGCGTTCAGTAATCCTGCAGCATCTTCATTTACTCTTGCAGCAGATTCTGGCAGTAATGATACCTTTAACACTGGAGAAACTTTAACCTTTAGTGGTGGAGAAGGTATTGATACAACAGTATCAGATAATGCAATTACCATTGCTGCTGAAGATGCGTCTGATTCAAACAAAGGTGTTGCATCGTTTGATTCTGGTGATTTTAGTGTATCATCAGGTGATGTAACACTTTCAGATGCTGTTGTTAAGAGTGTAACCACAGATAGTGGTGCTCTGACTCCTTCTTCTCATGGATTCAGTGTTCTGGGTGGTGAGGGCATGGATGTCACTCATTCTGGAACCACTATTACTGTTGCCGGTGAAGACGCAACATCATCTAATAAAGGTATTGCATCTTTTGATTCTGATGATTTTTCAGTTTCTTCTGGTGCAGTAACTCTTGGAGACAGTGCTAACGGTGCTGTCCTTGCAATTTCCGCAACTGCAAATGAAACAACAGTTTCAAGAAGTAATGGAACTGTTACGATTGGACTTCCCGATGATGTAACTGTTGGTGGAGGACTCACGGCAACTACATTTACTCTTGCTGGAGTTGCTGTAACTGCAATTCTTGATGAAGATGATCTCACATCTAATAGAGCAGATGCATTAGCAACTCAACAATCAATTAAAGCATATGTAGATGCCGTTGATACAACTCTGGGTATCGATGCAGATAGTGGTGGTGCTTCTACAGTTGCAACATCTCAAACATTAACAATTTCTGGCACTGCTAACGAAGTTGAAACTTCAGTTTCCAGTCAAACAATTACAATTGGTCTCCCCAATACAGTTAATGTTACAACTGCAATTGATGTACCAACAATTGAAGCAACCAACTTAAAGGCAAGAGATGGTACTGCTGCTATAACTATTACTAATAGTACTGGTGCTGTTTCGATTGCTAATAGTATGACTATTAGTGGTGATTTATTCGTTAATGGAACAACCACTGAAGTTAACACTTCAACTTTAAGTGTTGAAGATACTTTAGTTGAACTAGGTAAAGTTGATGGTGCAGCTCCTGGTAGTGATGTAAATAAAGATCTTGGTTTAGTATTTCATTATTATAGTGGTTCTGCTAAAAAAGCAGCAGTATACTGGGATGATTCTACATCAAGAATTGTTGTTGCTTCAGAAGTTTCAGAATCTTCCGGTGTATTAACAAATGATACTAGTGGATCTTTAGAAATTGGTGCATTATATCTTAATGATTGTGCGGGAACTTCTCAAGTTATTAGTTGCTCTGGAACAACTAGATCTTTAGAAAACATTACTATTGATGCAGGTTCATTCTAATAGAAAATAAAAAATTTATCCCTAAATACGAAGGAATAAACTTCCTTCGTATTTTTTTATGAATGAGCAAGATTACAAATATCTTCTAGTTACATATCAACAAAGATGTGTTGATATGTTATCACAAGCAATATCATTTGAAGCAAAGATTAAACAATTAAATGATGTTGTAGAAATGTTGAATAAAAAAATTACTGAGCAGCAAACAGAAATTGATAAATTGAAGAAACCAAAACGTTCTACAAAATCAACCACAGAAGATTTTTGATAAATATAAAAAAATGCTCTTAAATAAGAGTATTGCGGTACATACCATCAGGTAAATAATGGCTGATCCAATCATTAAACTAAAAAGATCTTCTGTTTCTGGGAAGATCCCAACTATTGCTCAATTACCGATTGGTGAAATAGCAATCAATACTAATGATGGTATATTATATTCGACGAAGACTGGTATAGGTACAACAGTATTTGCATTAAACCCATGGGCAGTTGGAACTGGTGGGGCATCTTATGATGCATACTTTACTGCAGGTAA